GTGAGCATGAAGTCAAGACTAAAGGTGTAGGTGATGTCACAGGTTTGGGATGGTCTTATCCTGAACGGGAGAGTTTGAGGAAAATCAGAGAAAGTCCTAGGTACAAAGAAGCATATACGTCGTTTGATAATGTCTTCAATGAACCGATATCTGGTGCTTTAATTGATCCTTTGCTCTTGTTTGTGTCATCGGTGGGTAAAGTCATTCGGAAGTCTTTGCTGGCAGTTGTAAACAAAATTCGGCGTGTGATTATTCCTATTAAGCGGAGAGTGTCAAAACGAACGCTCTCCATTGTAGTAGGGATATTAATTGCCCCGCTTTTGGTTTTCGTGGTTGTGAAGGGTTACAACTTCTTCTTTCCCAAGAAGAAGAAGATAACTTTAACTGTGGGGGGGGATCCTGAGGATCCTGTCATTAAGGTTGATGACAAACCCCAACCAGTTAAGGCTGTAGCAGTTCGCAAAGTTATGCAAACTAAAGATGAGGAGTTTTCAAAATCATACGATGAGGATTATTGGAATGCATTTCTAGAAGAGATAGACGATGATGAGAACGATAGGATAGATTATTTGGACGATCAAGCGTATGAAATTCAAGACTGGATACGTAAAGCAGAAGACTATTTGGCTAGTAATCCGGACGGGGCTATGATCACTGCTAGTGAGATAGCCGATGCCCAGAAAGACTTAGCTAAGGTGTTTGATGATATGTATGCCATTCAAGGAAGGATTGCGAAGGGTACTCGAAAGAGAAAGTCCGGTAAGGCTACTCGCGTTACTCGGAAACCGAAGAGACAAGCAGGTGCGAAGCTAATTGCTCCTGTCGACCTAAAAGCAGCAAGAAAACAGATGCTGGACGATATAGAAAGAAGAATGAAACGGTTGAGTGACTTTATAGCTGTAAGGAAAGCTAAAGGTGTTGTTTTCAAACCTGTCCAAAAAGAGACAACAGCCCAAAATGAGGCTGTGGATTTGGAAGCGATGCTTGAGGCTAGAATGAAAGCGAAAATGGTTACTGATGATAAGGAACTTAAGACTATGCTCCAAGAAATTAGAGATATTAGGGCTTGGTTAAAAGATCATGGTGTTGATCCTAACATCAAGATTGCTTTGTCATCTAAACTGGATGCAGTTGAACGGAGAAGAAGAATCCTTCAAGAGTTACGTAAAATAAAGGCGAACCTCCTCCCTTCTTATAAGGTGGAGAGCCTCGTCTTAACGTGTTTAACTGAGGAGGAGCAGTCATCAGAGGAGACTGAAGTGGTGTGGGAGTTGTTGGAGAGGATTGGACAAAATGTTGGTGAAAGCCCAGCAAAGTCTGATTTTGTGCCTAAGTGCCCAAAGTGTGGTACTCAAGGACCTCATTCTACTTGTGTAGTGCCAACACCTAAACCGCTACCAAAGCCTCCTGTGAAGAAATCGCAGGAAAATCTTATTCACAGCTCACCGGTTACAACCGCTAATGATTTGAACCGTACCGTTGCACTAGTCATGCGTAAGCAAAACGGTGTTGATAATAACAACGATGGCTATGTGCCTGTGGGAACTACCGCATTGGTTAATGGTGTGTTAGTGACCGCTCAACATGTGATAAATGAAGTGGGGGATGTCAAGAAGGGAGACATGGTAACATGTATGTTCGATGGAACAACATTCACTGCCAAATATATGAAGAAGATTGGTGAAGATATTGCCCTATTGATACCGTGTGGGGCTTCTTATCAGAAGATTAAGATGCCTAGCTTCAAAGCTAAAGCTCCTCAGAGAGACGAACCTGTTCGTGTCTTTGGGTACTATGGTGATTCTAAGTTCTGTATGGGTAGTGCCAATGGATCTACGAAATTAGTAGAGGGAAATTGGTATCACACTATCAGTACGGAGCATGGAGTTAGTGGAGCTGGAATTCTATCAGCTACTAAAAATTTCCAATACGGTGTCCACGAGTTTGGTCTCGATCCTGAGATACAGATGAATGGATTTGAAGCCTGGACCGACGACCTGATAAGGGAAGTTGATGCAGGACGATTGTCAAAAAACTAATTTTCTCG